ATCATTAAAATGGTTGAAAGCCGCAAGAAAGAATCATGAGCGAAAACATTAAATCGATGGAAGAAGAACAGGGTATTGGCATCATGCAAGCTCTTGCGATTCTTTCAGCTCATGAACATCGCGCTACGCCTAACTGGAAGCTTGTAGAAGAACAGCGCTTCAAGAACGGAAGGCTTGACGAAACTCATATCTTTGTTGAAAGCTTTTACGACAAGCCCGATGAGCATTTCACGCCAATTAAGATGCTGGTTTTTGAGGCTGAAGCAATTGCCAAGGCTTATGTGATGGAAGACCTTGAAGAGCAATTAAGCGAAATTCAAGACGAGGACGACGAAGACTGAGAAGCGTTGACGACAAAACTTGGATAGCCACCAAGCCAAAGAATACTGACGCCAAACAATCCGCTCATTACACGAATCTGGAGGAAGTCAGGTTGAATTTCTGCTTTCTCTAATCGTGAAATCGTGCTTTGGCTGCAATGTAAACTATCTGCCACTTCTTTTTGTGACAGTCCAGCATTGAGACGCGCTAGTTTAATGCGAGAGGCAATAACCGACTTGGCCTCTCCATAGGAAAGCTTTAACACATCTGTTTTGCTAGCCAGAAGTTTCATTTATGCGCTATTGCATGACTTCTCATATTGTACCACTTTCTATCGTCTATTCTTAACTCATGGGCGACACATGTTTTCGCTACGATGTAGCGCCAATTGAGAAATACGAAACCACGCCTGAAGGTTATCTTCGTGCGTGGGCTACTATTGCTCGTACTGGTGTTCAGCATTACACTGATGCTGATGGTTCAGTGCGGCGCGAATATCGTCCCGAAACTGAAGTGGCGTCCCCTGAGAGCCTGACTTCCTTTGGAGGCAAGGCCATCACTTTCGAGCATCCTCCAATTCTACTTGATTCCGAGAACACCAAGAAATACCAAATTGGTTTTACGGGCACCGATATTGTTTACGACAACGGCTTCGTCCGTGCAGTCATGACAATCACGGATCAAGAAGCAATTGATCGCATTATGCGAGGTGATGCAAAAGAAGTGAGTGCAGGCTATAGGGTTGAATACGATCCTACGCCTGGCGTTACTGAAAATGGCGAACACTACGATGGAATTCAAAAATCCATCAATGGTAATCACGTCGCCGTTGTTCGGAGAGGCCGTGCAGGCCCTCAGGTGAAGCTTCATCTGGATCGACTAGATGCCGCTGATCCCTCTTTAATCCAAAATACCGGAGATCGACTAATGACCGCTAAGGTTGTGTTCGATGGCGCCGAGTTTGAGGTGAGCGAGAGCGTTGCTCTGGCGATCACTAAAGAACGCGAAGACGCCAAAATGTCCTACGAGGACATGAAAAAACAATACGACGAAATGATGGCCAAGGCTTCCAAAATGAAGGAAGACATGATGGCTATGGAAAAGGAAATGAAGGGCAAGGCTGATTCCGCTGAAGGTCGCGCTGATGCGTTGGCTGAGGAAGTTGAAAGCCTTAAATCTGAACTCGAAGCTGCTAAGGAAGTCAACCTTGATTCCCTGGTGGAAGAGCGTGTGGCCCTGATCGATAAAGCTCGTGTGAATCTTGATAGCGAATTTGATTTCTCTGGCAAATCTGCTCGTGAAATCATGGAAAGCGCTGTTAAGGCTGTGCGTGGTGACGTGGATCTGTCGGAGAAATCTGATGATTATGTCACTGCCATGTTTGACACGCTTTCTGAAGTTGCCAAGCGCAACGATTCCCCCGAAACGGAAGAGCTTCGTAAAGCTGTTTCTTCCATTGCCTCTCCTGCCGTGAATCACGATTCCTACTGGGAAAACGTGACCAATGCCTGGAAGGCTCCTCTCGCCACTTCTAAGGAGGCTCGCTGATTATGGCCGTTACTTTCTCTGCTTCTGGCACTGCTACCGCTGGTGGCGTCCAGACCGCTTACGCTCTCACTCATCAGGCCCTCCTTGAAGGCCAACTGAGCGATATTCGCGATAACACCATCTCCACGCAAATCGCTGAGGCTGGTGCCGTTGCTTTCGGTAATGTTGTTGTTTACAACTCCGCTGGCACCGTTGCGAATTCCGCTAAGACCATTGCCGCTACTGGCGACACTGTTCTTGGCGTGAACGTGCTCACCTACGTTGATGAGCAAGCCACTGATTCTGATTCCCGTCCTGCTGTTGCTAGCGGCATGGTGATGAACGTGGCAAACGAAGGCGCTGTTGCTGTTTATGTGACTGGTGCCGTTACCCCCGCTTCTCCTGTGCGCGTGCTTTATTCGGCTAGCGGCACTGGTAAGGCTGGTCAGTTCTCTCATGCTTTTGCCGCTGGTAAGACTCGCCGCCTCTCCAATGCTCGCTTCCTGACCAGCACCACCACTTCTGGCGTGGCGATCCTGGAGCTGAATGGCCCCAGCTTCACTCTTTCCGCTGATTCTTGATAGGAGGCCCCAATGACTTTTGATCGCTTTGATGCTGAAGCTGGACTGTTTCTGAGCCGTCAGCTTGAGTTTATTCGTCCTCAAATCTTTGAGACGAAGTATGCGGATATTAAATATCCCACCATTCTGCCCGTCACTTCTGAGGCTGGTCCTGGCGCACAAACCTACACCTATCGGGTGATGGACGCCACTGGCGAGTTCAAGATCATCTCTGATGCTGCTGATGATCTGCCTCGTTCTGATGTGACGCAAGTCGAGAAGACCATCAACATCCGTTCCATTGCTGGTTCTTTCGGCTACACCGTGCAGGAACTGCGTGCTGCTCAAATGGCTGATGTGGCTCTTGAGCAACGTCGTGCTGCTGCCGTGCGTCGCGCTTATGAGGAAAAAGTTGAAAGCATCGCCATGTTCGGTGACACTTCGGTGAGCCTAACTGGTTTCTTCAATAACTCCACCGTGGACGTCTACACCGCCGACAAGTGGTTTACTGATAGCGGCACCACTTCTCAGGAAATGCTGGATCTGCTGAACTATGGCGTTAGCGCCATTGTGAACGGTTCCCGCATGGTGGAACAGCCTGACACCATCCTCATGGCTTATGAGGACTATAGCGTGATTGCTACTCAGCGCAACTCTGATTCCTCGGACGTTACTGTTCTGGAATATTTCCTGCGTACCAATCCGTTCATCCGCAACATCGAGCCTATCAATCAACTCGATGCTGACAACAGCGGTCTTATCACCAACCGCATGGTGGTGTATAAGCGCGATCCTGAGAAGCTGCAACTGCACATTCCTCAGCCTCTGGAACTGTTCCCTCCGCAACAACGCGGTCTGGAATTCATCGTTCCTGCTCATGCTCGTGTTGGTGGTGTTTCCATCTACTATCCCAAGAGCGTGATTTACGTCCAGGCCGAGTGATAGGGCGTTCAAGATTTGGGGCGTTAAGATAGTGGCAGTTCTAATTTGAACACACAATGCTAATCGCTTATCGCCCCGAACTTGAAAATCCTCCTCGCGAAGGTGGTTTTGGTGTCATCACTGATAGTGGAATTATCCAACTTGCTCCTGGCATGAACCATGATGTTCCCGATGCAAAATGGGAAGTCGCTAGGAAGAATGGTACAGTGAAACGCCTTATGTCCATCGGTGCTATTGAAGAGTTAAAAGCGGAAATCAAGGAAGAACAAATCCCCGACAGTGTGAAAACTCTTGCGGGCTTCCCGATGACCGAAGCTCTTCGTTGCATTGATCTCATTCACGACGAAGAGAAACTGGACGAATGGAGGAAAATTGAAGGCCGCGTGCGTGTTCGCAATGCGATCAATCGCCGCAAAGAAGCAATTCGTACCGGAAATGCTTAATTATGGCAGTCACTTATTCTTCCTTTCTTGAACGGTTTCCTGAATTCACTCCCCATCCATCGGGGATCGTGAATGGAGCAATCGAGGAGGCTACTGCGGATGTTGGTTCTTTATTTGGGAATCAAGCCGATAGGGCAGTGAAACATCTCGCTGCTCATATCATCGCTATTCAACTTGCACAAATGGGCATCCAAATTGGTGCTACTGAAGGTAAGGTGTATGGCGAAGGCTTAGACGCTACGCAGTATGGTCAAGAATTCAAGCGACTGCTTAACACCATTCCTTCTTCTTCTGTTGGATTTGTTGTATGACGAATAGCCTGCAGCCACTAGCAAATGCCACTCTGGTATGGCAAGTGGCTTCTGGCTATACCGTGGATTCTGAGACTGGAAACTACATTCCTGTTTCAAGTGGCACAACTTATTATGCCACGCTTAAACAAAAACGCAATCCACAATACGACTATCTTCTTGGCGCTGACAATACGGCGGTTTACATGGAAGGTAGATTAACAAATCCGTTAGCTTTTGTTTCTGGAATCACGCCTGGTTCTAGTGCTCAAGCAACAATCAATGGAAGGGAAGGAAGGTTTGAGTTGTTGCCAAATGAGCAAATTGCTGAACATTACTGGCAGTTTCTCGGCACGCCAATCAGAGGCATTTTTAGACTGGTTGGTAAAGGAAGCGTCCTGAACGCTTAAACCATTTCTTTCTTTCCATTGAGGACAAAATGACTCTCTATCATCCCACTGAATTGGTGAAGAGCCAGGACGTGATTGTGCGTGTCGGCTCCATCACCGGCACTGCTCGCCCTGTGATCACCCAGAGTGGCGCTACGTTCACTGTTAGCGGCACTCCCACTCTTTATACTCTCCAGGCCGCTACGACGGCTTCTGTGGCCTTTAATGACGGCAATCAGGAATTCTACCTTCTTGGCGGTGGTGGTTTCGCCGATAGCGTGATCGTCACATCTGCTGCTACTGCTTCCATCACTTCTTACTTCCAGAAGGACGTTGATGGTACTACTTTTATTCCCGATAGCTTCGACGAGGCTTTCCAAGTTGTGGCGGCTTCCCGCTATGACAAGAACCACGAAGTGTATGTTGAGATTAATAAGCAACTGGGCGCTAGCGGCAACACTTATTACTATGATCGCGTTGCATACTGTGCTTGCGTGATGAACTACAACGAAAGCTATCCCGCTGACAACCTCATTGAAGTTACGTTCGATCTCCAAAGCCGTGGTCGTATTGGCATCCACCAGAATGCTACAAGCTCTGGCAGCATCATTCCCGTTGCTCCCAACTGATTTCTCTCCATTGCTTTTTGCTAGGCTCTCCTATATGGAGGGCCTTTTTCTATGGACATAAGTCAAGTTAGGGAAGCAATTGTTACGCTTCTTAGCGACAGCCCAAATCTTCTTGGGAAATATATTTTCCCTGATTCAACGGAAATTCCTGCCGTTTATGTGGTGGGGCAAAAGAGCGTGCCTAGCGAATGGCAAGTAAAAGGATTGGAACTTACGATCAGACAATATCCAGAAGTGTTACCAAATGCGGGGGTTGGTGTTGCTGTAGTGTTGCAACAATGGGAAGTGGTGTTGGTGCAATACAATCCTGACGGGAAGGAAATTGCCAATGCAATGGATCGAATGGCGAGGCGTTTTCCTGATGCAACGTTCCGTTACACGCCTGGTGATGACATTGCTTACGAGCGTTGTCGCATCATCATTCCTGATATGACCATTCGTCGCCTCTATGCCGAACCCTGATGCCTGCTGTTAATGCTGTAATTATTGGTCAAAGTTTAATCGAAAAGGCATTAATTGATGCCTTTGAGACTTGGGCTGAGGAAGATATTAATGACGCGCATTGGGACGATCAATTCAAGGAAGATAAATGGCAGTATGACAATGAGACAAAACGAAAAAATGGAGATGTTGTCACAAGTCCTCGTGACATTTATGACTTAGGCGAGCTTTATGAAAGCGGCGTTAAAAGCTATAAACTTCAGCGCTTTACCGATGGGGCAGAAGCAAATTGGCACTGGGATGCGAAAAATAGCAGCGGACAAGAATATGCTTGGTACGTTCATGAAGGGCGAGGCACTAATGTCACGGCACGTCCCTTTACTGATGACATTTCCATTCCATCGTCATTCTTCTTTAAAGCGCCTGGCAAGGCCCTTAAGCTAAGAGTTACGCAGTTCTTGGATCGTTTAAATGCAAGTTGATTATCTATGGAGCGAAGACAATCGCTTTCATGCTATTAATTGCAAAATCACAGGTTTGAACTTGGAAGTTGGCATCTTGTGTCTTGTGTCTTTCCATAGCGATACGGTTAGAATTTCAAACGAACAACATTCCTTGATTGTTGAAGTGCCTTACGAGCTTCGTTCCAAAAACGAAAAAGTTAAGGCTTTTAACACCACTTTAAATATCCTGAGCCATGAGCAAGTATAGTTTCGTTCTTCAAGGTGAAGAGCCTGAGTATTTTGAACTGCTGCCTACGCTGCGACTTCGTAAGCATGGTGGTTGGCTTGTGGCAGAAGCTATCGAACAGGAGGAGGCAAGCAAGAGCCAAAGCCAAGCAACTGTTCGTGCAGTGCAACTGGCTAAGCGCATTGCCAAAGCAAAAGACATTTCTCTTACTGAAGCCTTTGATCTGCTGCAAGGTGGTGGTGGATTGAGTGAAATGGAGCTACTGGAAGACTTTGCGGAAGAAACGCTGCAAATGCTTGACGGCTCTGGTGGTGTGGAGGCCAATAATGCTCGCATGGCTACTACGTTCATTCGTTGTCGCGGCGAAGCGATGATTGATGGCGAGTGGACTCGTGTTGATGATTGGTCCATTGAAGACACTAAGGAAATGGGACGTGCGTTGATTGGTAAGGTGATGGAATTTGTAGTGGCAGAACAAGAAACTGAAGCTAAGGAGCAAGGCCTGGGAAAAGCGCCGAAGAAAACGAAAGCCTCAGTGAGCCCGAAAGACTCGAAGCCAGAGCCAGACGAGTTCTAAAGAACCTCACTAACTGGAACGAAATTTATTTCCGTTTGTCGTCTTCTGATTACAAGGACGATCGATGGCATGCGGAAAAATTTAGCATGCAGCGCGTTAAAGACGTTGTTGCTGCGGTTAAGTGGATAGAGAAGCAAGATCTTAATAAATACAACTTAAACAGTGTCGCAACTGCAAAGCTTGGTACTGTTGTCGTTGGGGCATTAGCAGGAAAGAAAGCAAAAACTTCCACTGAAGACTTCCTGCCATTTGATCCTCGCAAGATCAAAAAAGAAAATGGCATTTCCGATGCAAGCCTTCGCGTACTGCAAAAACTTATGAAAACAAGAAGGCTCGACGGAAGATTGATTGGTATGTTGGCAGAAGAACTTAAAAACGCATCCTCAAGAGATGTAGAATAGAGCTAAACTGTAAAATATTTGGCTTCGCGATATGGCACCTGAGTTAAGACTTAGTGTTGGTCTTGATCTTGCTTTTTTCCGCCAGCAAATGCGGAAGGCCGTTAATATCGCGCAAAGTGAATT